TGTTAGTATATATACATCACTTTATTTATTAATTATTATTTTATGTATAAATCAAGAGCAATAAAAATATTAGAAGCCTTTGAGAGAGCAAAATGTTTAAGTAATAGAGAACTTAATAAAATAGCCTGATGGAGATTTTCAGGTTACTTACACCAATTGAAACAATATTGAATCAAGTTTACTAAGGTAAAAGGAAGTTGATACTTAGAAATATGGAGTATTCAACATATACCAGAGAATCTAAAATGGAAGTGAAGAACAAGTATAAAAGTTATACAAGATAAAAGAAGTTGGTTTGAAAGATTATTTACTAATTAACAAGCAGTTACTTAGATTATTACTTAATAAATAGAAAAGATGAAAACATTAATACCTATAGTATGATTATATTATATGAATATATGGTTTACTACAGAATCATTGAAATATGATATAAATAGTTGAGCTTCAAGAGGAATTGCACTTATTAGCACAATATGAACTTTATATCACATATGATGTTTAATATGATTAATCAAAGTTGTTAATTTTATTATATAAGAATAGATAGTTATGAAATGATTAAGTACTAAAATAATAGAATATATAAAGATTACAAGAAGGCTAGAAGAGTTAAACCATGCAAATCCTTATTGAGCCTATACTTTTTGTTATAGAAAGGATTTAGAAGAATCAATTTTATATTTTACTAAGCTAAAGCAAGTTAAAAAAGAAATAAAAGATTTAGTATGAAGATGGAACTATTTTCTTTTCTTATTCAATAGAACATATTTTTATAAGAAATTTAAAATAAGTTTATTAACTCCTAACACAAATAAATAAATATGGAAAGAGAAATAAAATTTAAATTTTGGAACAATGAAACTAAAACAATGAGTTGTTCTTGGAGTATTTGAGATTTAGAATATGAATGATTCCCTGAAGAATATAATTATGAAAACTGAAAGGTACTACAATTTACAGGTTTAAAAGATAAGAACTGAAAAGAAATATATGAAGGAGATGTGATTGAATTTAATGAAGAAGAATGGGGAAATAATACAACAAATATACATATTGTTGAATGGGATGAAGATGAGGCTCAATTCTCTATGGGATGATGATGCCAAAAGAGTGATTGTGAATTTAGAACAGTTATCTGAAATATCTATGAAAACCCAGAGTTATTAAACAAATAAATATTAATTACTAAAAAAGACTTATGAAAAAAATAATAATAGAAATAGATTTAGAATGAGCTAGTGATAGAGCAATAGAAGAATTATTATGAGATGATGGTAGTATAGAACAACTTGTAAACACTTGATGTTTTATGTTCACAGAAAAAACAGAACACTTTAAAACAGATATAACTACTTATAAAATGCAAAGTGTTAATAGAGGAGCAGAATAATAATTATTAATTAAAAACCTATGCAAGAAATAAAATATACAAGATTTGAATATTTAAGTAACTATTATAAAGATTTATTAATTGCTAGATTACAATTAAATAATGAGAATTGGACAAAAGAAAAAAGAGCCTATTTATACAATTTTGCAAAGGATTATGTAGAAAAAAGACCTATTGACTAATTTATATTAATATTTAAAGAAAAGAATATGAAAACAACTAAAATTTTTTTTGATTGTGAATTTACTTGATTACATCAAAATACAACATTAATTTCTATTTGATTAATTTCGGAATGTTGAAAAACATTTTATGCTGAGTTTACTGATTATAATAAAAATCAAGTTAATGATTGGATAAAAGAGAATGTAATAAATAAACTTATTATTAGTTGAGAATGATGTAATATAAAATCAGATAAAGAAACAACTGTAAAAGGAGATACTGCTTATATACAATATGAACTTCTTGAATGGTTAGGAGATTTTGAATACATTGAAATATGGAGTGATTGTCTAAGTTATGATTGGGTACTATTTAATACCTTATTATCTAATTATTCTGATTGATATCCTCAGCTACCAGAAAATGTGTATTACATTCCTTTTGATATTTGTACTTTATTTAAGATAAAGTGAATTGATGCTGATATATCAAGAGAAGAGTTTGTAAAAGAATGAGAAGAATCATGGTTTTGAGAAGAAGAGAAACATAATTCTTTATTTGATGCAAGGATTATAAAAATGTGCTATGAGAAAATAGAAAAAGAAACTATAGAAACAAATAAACAACTAGACAAGATTTTAGAAATGGTGTCAGTGATTTAGACTCCACACTTAAATTATGACAACTATATTGTCACAAGTGTTGAGAAGTGATTAATACAAAGGATGTAGAATATGACCCAGAGACAGATAAGAGATATTGCTATAAATGTGACTGTACTTTACCTATATAAGAATAACCTATGAAAACACATATAGAAACAGATGATATCTCTGTTATCAATCATATATACCAATATGTTCTTGATGAAGAGACTGTAAACCTAATTGATCAGGTAAGACTACAAGCTGAACATTGATTATCTATATCTGAAGAAGATATTAAAACAATCAAAGCTAAAGGAAAAGAATCTCTTGATTTCCTAGAAGAACAAGATGCCCTAGAATTAGCACAACCTCTAGTGCCTTTTGTAAAGTCTAGTGGTAATATTAGTTACGCATAAAAACTTGATTTATTTTTTAATTTATGTATAATGCTTAAGATAACAAACCTATTAAAAGAAATAATAGAAAACCTACAACAAATAGTAAAAAGTAATGCTGAAATATCTAACCAACAATTAGAAATGATAGACAAACTTGATACTATTAGAATGAATACATACAACACTTCTAAGAATACTTTTACTTTACTTGATAAGAAAGATAAGTTTTAATTATGATACTTAATACAGATTATATTATTGCTATTAAACAAGAAGTAGAGCATATAGGTTTATCATATTGAATACCTGTATGAGAAAGTATTTATTATTATATATTCACTACTTCTACAAAATTCTCTATAAGTATCACACAGTTAGAAGATATTACTTTTATATGAAAAGAAAAAGAGTTTTACACAAAGTACTTAAAAGGTTTAATAGAAAAACATAAAGAAGAATAGACCTAAATAAGTCTTAAAACTATTTTAATATACTATTATCTACCTTATATGGTAGATTCTAATACATAATGGTGTTTATCTCCTTTTCATCTTATGTATTAGAATTTATTATATAAAAAGGATACTATGCCAACACCTAAACCACATTCTTCAGATGATTTTAAAGATAACTATGTTATGGAAACCATTAAAACTAATGAACCTGAAGCAAAGAATATAAGCTCACAAACTAAATCTAACTGAGATATGACATTCATATATAAGGTTTGAAGAAAAAAATATACTATTCCTCTTACTAACTTAGAATATGAAAAATACATAGCAGATAAAAAGAAAGATTATGTTGAGCCTATAAAGCAATACCATGAAGAATTAGAAGAAGCTACTAAACCTATTAGAGAAAAACATGAAGATATGTTAAAAGAATACCAAGAAATGCTTAGTAAAGAAACAGAGCAATTTGTAGTATGAAAGATTAATAATTATTTTAAGAAATAAATTATGCCTAGATGAAAAACAACATCTTCTGAAGATAAAGCTAAAGTAATAGAAGCCAAACTAAATAACCCTGATTTATCAACTAGAGATATAGAAAAACAAACATGAGTAGAACATACTACAACAAGTAGAATACTGAAGAATGATATGCAACAAATTGCAACACAAAGTGAAACTATCACAAAACTCATAGATGATAATAATAAAATTCTTAATATAACTTGAATAAAACTATTAGAGAAGTTAGCAGATGAAGAATGAAAGATTAGATTAGATGAATTAACCAAAGCAAGAGATTTAGCATTTAGACAAAATGAATTAACTAAAGCTATGGAAAACCCAGATAAAGAAGTGAAAGTTACTTTTGAATTATAAAGTATAACAAGTTATGATTTATCTATAAGATATAGAGTAGATTTTTTGAAAATTATCTACTTTTTATTTTAGAATAGCTTAAATTGAAGTATATAAAAAGTCTTGAATGTAAAACAATTATGTTTTGACATCAAGACAAAAAGGTATAAAATAAAGGTAAGCGACTAAACTTACCTCTTGAAGATACTATATGCAGAATTATTTAAATGACAAATTTAATTTAATAAATCTAAAATATAAGTTTATGAAAGTAAACGTAGAGTTAGATACAGAGAAGATAGCTAATGATATATGAGTATTAAAATATTGATACTTAAGTTTAATAAAAGATACTCTTGATTCACAAAATAGAATTACACTAGATAGAATAAATATATCAGATAGTAACAAAAGAAGTTTAGAGGCATTTTTAAAAAGAAAGTGATTTATTGGGAAATTCAAACTTAAGTGAGATAGTAAGAAAATATTATATTTCAATCCATTATATGCACACTCTTGAAAAACAATTTCTAAAGAGTTATATAATGCTTTTGATGATATTAATAATAAAGTTTACTAACATGAATGTAACAATAGATTTAAAATTTTTAAGAGATTGGCAAAAAGAATTTATAAAAAACTCAAAGCAGTATAATGTTTTAGTTGTTCATCGTAGAGCCTGAAAAACAACTGTAGCAATAGCTAAATTACTATATGAAGCTTTAAACACAAAAGGGTATTATTGATATATAAGCCCTTTTTATCGTCAATCAAAAGCGATAGCTTGGGATATATTAAAGAAGTTTGCTAAAGCTATACCAGATACAAAGACTAATGAGAGTGAATTAATAGTTGAATTACTTAATTGAAGTAAGATAAGACTATTTGGTGCAGATAATCCTGATAGTTTAAGGTGATTAGATTTAAGATGAGTTGTATTTGATGAGTATTCACAACAACCTGCTAATATATACTGAGAGATTGTATTTCCTATGATACTTGCTAATAATGGTTGGGTATTATGGATATGAACACCAAAATGAAAGAATAACTTTTACAAGATATATGCTAATTGAAAGAAAGACCCTAAATATTATACACTTTTATTAAAAGCTTCCGAGAGTTGATTATTAACTAATGAACAACTAAATGAAGCAAAAAATGAAATGACAGATGAAGAATATGAACAGGAATACCAATGTAGTTTTGAAGCAGCAATTAAATGAGCATATTATACTAAAGAGATAAATAGAGCTAGAGATGAAAAGAGAATAAAAGCTTGATTATATGACCCTTTGCTTCCTGTATATACAGTATGGGATTTGGGGATAAGTGATTATATGGCAATTATATTTGTACAAATACATTGAAATACAGTAAGAATAATAGATTGCATCCAACATAATTGAGAGTGATTTGAATTTTATGCTAGATTAATCAGAGAAAAAGAAGCAGAGAAGTGATATACAGTAGATAAATTCTTTTTTCCACATGATATAGAAGTTAGAGAACTAACTACATGAGCTTCTAGATTAGAAACAGTTAGAGATATATTTGGAACAAGTAGAGTTTATGTATTGCCAAAGTTATGAATAATGGATTGAATTAATGCAGCTCGTAAGATATTCCATAATGTATGGTTTGATGAAGATAGAACAGAAGAGTTAATTGAAGCTCTAAGTTTATATAAACAAAAGTATGATGAGAAAAGAGATATATTTTTAAATACTCCAGAACATGACTGGACATCTCATTTAGCAGATGCTTTTAGATATATGGCAATAGCTTATAATGATTTAACTCGAGTTGAACGATATGAAGAACCATTAGTTATTGACTTTTCACAACAAATATAAAAACTTGCATTTTATTTTAAAACATATATAGTACATTTAAAGCACTTAAAATTCTAACTTCCTAATATGCCTAAATCAAGATTTCCTATTGATGAATCAGCAATAATAACTCAAGTACAACAAGAGAAACAACTGTGAGTTAACTTTGTAGACCAAAAGAGACAATTATTTTTAGAAAGATTAAAACTATATACTAATATAGCTGAAGATTGAGGTAAAGCAGATAAAGTATATGTAAGGACTATTCGCTCTACTATGTTAACTTTAATGAGTCTTTATTATTCAGATGCAATAACTGTTAATTTCTCTTGAAGACAACTGTGAGATGATGAGATAGCAGATAATTATAATAATCTAGCTTTATTCGACTATGAAGAAATGGATTTAGAAAAACTAACCTATGATGTTCAATGGAATAGGTTATTTTATGGTGTATGATTAAGAATCTTTGATTATCGGGATACAGTTAGAGATGTTCCTGTTTATAGAAGTATAGACCCAATATCTTGGATTCCAGACCCTTTATGATATATAGATAATTATAGATTTCATGGTTTTGAATTAGAAATAAATGATTGAGATTTAACTACAGATGTATATTTTAATGTAGATAAAGTTAAACCTAGTGTTTCAGATAGAGAACAAAGAAGAAGAAACCAAATACAACAATAAAAGGTAAAAAATATTTAGTGACATTAGCTAATGATGACAGCTTATTAATAAGATTTGAAGAAATTAAACCAGTTTATGAAGAAGAAAAGAAAAACCCTAATCTGATTAAATTTCCTGTTATAGTCAATCATTATGAACCTTTTAAATGAGACCCATTTGGTATAAGTGTTCCAGACTTATTAGAAGATAAACAAAGAATAGAACAATTATTCTTAAATCTAAATAGAATTAAAGCAGAACATGAAGCTTGGTGAGATACATTCTTAGTAGATACAGATGCAATTAAAAATCTAAATGACTTAAGACAACATACTCAATGACCAAAATATGTTAGAGCTGATTTAAGAAAGAATCCTAATCCTATCAGAGAAGTAGAGAGAGGAAGAATCAAGCAAGATGCATTTAATATGGCACAAGTTATTAGACAACAAGGTTCTAATGATATGTGATTAGATGAGAGAGCAGTATGATGAACACCAGATAAGAGTATAACAGCTACAGAGAATCAAAGAATCCAAAGAAATCAAAATGTTAAGTTAGTTCTTAATAATAAGATTAATCAATGGTGAGAAAAAGATTTTTGGAGAAACTGGTTAAGAGCTTATTATGAATTTTTCCCTTTCAAATGAGAAAAAAATATAATGCTTCAAAATTCTTTTGGTAATGTTATACAATCAGTTAAGAGAAAAGATATAGATACTTGAGCTAATATTGATATTAAAGTTATCAATAAAAGTGATGAGGAATCTATGAAAGAGCAAGAAAAAGCTTGATTGTTAGTAATAGCTGATTTAGTTCTTCAAGATCCTAAGAGTCCAGAAATAAGTAAAACATTTGCTAAAAGAAGTATTGCAAGAGCTAATTGAATAGATAAAGATAAAATCTCAGTATTATTTCCTGCTTCTATAGAAGAAATGAAAGCTAAGTTAGATTTAGAACTTCTTAATAGAAATATGGATGTTTGAGAAATAGAACAACTTGAAGAGGACCACATGAGTTATATTGTTATCTATTGAAAAGCAATGGATACAGATGCAAGAGATAGTGCTATAAGAGATAGAATGGATGCAATGATATTAAGTTGACAAAATATACAACAAGCACAGCCAGAACAATGAGGATGAGTATTATGAGCAACTGCTGCACAAGTTACAAATGCTCAAATAATGCAGTGATGAGAACAATGAGCTGCTAGTCTAGCAGATATTGCTACACAATAATTAAAAAACTATGTGAAAGAAAAAACAAACAGAATTAACACCAGAACAATTAGTGATAGCTAAA